ACATCAAGCGGCGGAATAGTATTGATTGCAGAAAAGGGACCAATCGGTGAAATAACTTCTATTTCATCTGAAAAACAATTGGTAGATGTATTTGGGAAACCAAATGCTTCTAACTTTGAACAATGGTTTACTGCTGCTAACTTTTTAGGATATGGAAACAACCTGAAGGTAGTAAGACCGGTTACAGGCATGGTAAATGCTTGCGTATCTGGTACTGCTATCATAATAAAGAATACTACTGATTATACTGATAATTATGGTCATGCTGCTAGTTTTGCTGCTAATGTTGGTGCATATGCTGCTAGAGAACCAGGAACTTTAGGAAACAATCTTAAAGTTGCTGTGTGTTCAAACTCTACTGCTTTTGGTCCACACGGAATGAGTGGTAATCTAGTTGCTGACGCTTCTGCGGCTATCGGAGATACAACAATTACTGTTGATGATGGTAGTTTAAATCAAGTTGGTGACATTTTAGAATTTGGAGATGCAAGTGCTGTACCTTCAACTTCTGGCGCACCTTCAGGACATTTTTATAAAATAACCGGAATATCTACCCATGTATTAACAATCGCAAGATTTAATCCCTCAACTGGTAAAACAGAAACGGGTGGATTAAGACACGCTGTTGTTGATAATGCTAAATATTTAAGGCATTGGGAATATTACTTTAACTTTTCTAATGCGCCAACAACTACAGATGATGTACTTGCTGCTAGCGGTTCATTAGACGAGATGCATATTGCAGTAGTAGATGAAGATGGCGGAATTTCAGGAGCTGCAGGAGAAATTTTAGAAACATTTGAAGGCGTTTCACAGGCATATGATGCTAAATCATCTACCGGTGCAAGTAATTACTATGCTGATGTAATTTACAATCAATCAGCGTATGTGTATGTTATGGACCATGAAACTACACTTGGGGATGCAGGTAGTGCTAAGAAAGGTCAAACATTTGACCAAGCAGGCGCTGCTTCACATTCAGCATTTTCTTATTCACTTGCTAGTGGCACAGATGATTATACAATCACTAACGCTGAATTTGCGACTGGATATGATTTCTTTGCAGACGCTGAATCTGTTGATTTAGCATTACTACTTTGTGGACCATCAACAACTACTTCTGACGCTACTGGCGACACGAAGGCGACTTATGTTATGGATATCGCAACTGCAAGAAAAGATTGTGTGGCATTCATTTCACCTGCTCAAACAGATGTTGTGGCAGTAGCAAACGCAGTTACACAAACTCAAAATGTTGTATCATTTGCTGACGGTCTTCCGTCAACATCTTATGCAGTAATTGATAGTGGTTACAAGTATCAATTTGACAAATATAATGATGTATACCGATGGGTACCTCTTTGCGGAGATACTGCTGGTCTTTGTGCTAGAACTGACAATGTTGCAGACCCATGGTTTTCACCAGGTGGTTTCAATCGTGGACAAGTTAGAGGCGCAGTAAAACTTGCCTTTAATCCAAACCAAACACAAAGGGATGATCTCTATAAATCAAGAGTAAATTCTGTTGTAGCATTTCCTGGTCAAGGAACTGTATTGTTTGGTGATAAAACTGCTCAAGCTAAACCAAGTGCTTTTGATAGAATAAATGTACGAAGATTGTTTATTGTATTAGAAAAGGCTATTTCTACTGCTGCTAAATTCCAACTCTTTGAATTTAATGACGAATTTACAAGAGCACAATTTAGAAACCTAGTAGAACCTTTTTTAAGAGATGTACAAGGTCGTAGAGGTATCACAGACTTTTCAGTAGTTTGTGACGATACAAATAATACTGGAGATGTTATAGATAGAAACGAATTTAGAGCTGACATTTTTGTCAAACCTGTTCGTTCTATTAATTTCATCCAACTTAACTTTATTGCTACAAGATCAGGCGTTGCCTTTTCTGAAGTAGCAGGATCTTAATAGGGAGGAGATAAAACAAAATGCCAAATATAAATGATTTCAAATCTCGTTTAAGAGGTGGTGGCGCTCGTGCCAATCAGTTTAAGGTAACTTTACCTTTTCCTGGGTACGCCGCTGTTGGTGGAGAAACAAGTGATATGGCGTTCTTATGTACTGCTACTAGTACGCCAGCTTCAACTGTTGCTGAAGTTGCTATTGCATTTAGGGGTAGATCCCTTTATGTTGCAGGTGACAGAACATTTGAAACTTGGACAACAACAGTACTGAACGATACAGACTTCAAAATATACAGAGCGGTAGAAAGATGGTTGAACGGAATTAACAACATGACTGATAACGAAGGTATCGCAAATCCTGCTGATTACCAAGTTGACGCATTTGTTGACCATCTGGACAGAAACGGAACAACTTTAAAGTCTTGGACTTTTAGAGGATTGTTCCCAACTGCATTACCAGGAATTGCATTAACCTATGGCACAAATGACGCTGTAGAAACTTTTGATGTAACTTGGAGATACCAGTATTTTGAAACAGATACTACTACATAATAAACATAATAAGTTAATTCAAAAAGGAAAATTATAATATGGTACAACTACTTGGATTTGAAATAACGAGAAAAGATAACGATCTGGAGAAGCCAGGAAAAGCGAAACAAGCTTTTACTATCCCTTCTCCAGATGACGGCACAACAACTATATCTGCTGGTGGTTACTTTGGCCAATACTTGGATATGGAAGTCACAGCCAAAAATGACTTTGAACTAATTAGAAGATATAGAGAAGTTGCTCAACATCCTGAATGTGATATGGCGGTTGAGGATATAATTAATGAAGTTATTGTTTCTAATGAAAGGGATTCTGCTGTTTCATTATCTTTAGATAAGCTCGCTGTTTCAGAAAATATTAAAGACAAAATTAGAACAGAATTTGATGAGGTATTACGCCTATTAAATTTTGAAGAAAAAGGACACGACATTTTTAAAAGATGGTATGTTGATGGTCGTATTTACTTTCATAAAGTAATTGATCCTAATAGTCCGAGAAAAGGACTTACAGAATTAAGATATATTGATCCACGAAAAATGAGAAAAGTTCGTGAGATAAAAAAATCCAGAGATTTAAAAGGCAAAGGGATTGAGGTTGTAGAACAAACAGCAGAATGGTTTGTTTATAACGAAAGAGGAATACAAGCAGGAAACGATAACGCTGGTGTTAAAATTGCTGCTGATTCAATTACTTTTGTTACTTCTGGTGTTGTAGATCAAACTAGAAATATGGTTATGGGTCATTTGCATAAAGCAATTAAACCTACTAATCAATTGAGAATGATTGAGGATGCTGTTGTTATTTACAGAATAGTAAGAGCACCTGAAAGAAGAATATTTTATGTTGATGTTGGTAACTTACCAAAAATAAAAGCAGAAGCTTATCTTCGTGATGTAATGGCAAGATATAGAAATAAACTTGTTTATGACGCAAGTACAGGTGAGATAAGAGATGACAGAAAACATATGTCAATGCTTGAAGACTTTTGGTTACCTCGTAGAGAAGGTGCAAAAGGAACTGAAGTATCTACTTTACCAGGTGGACAAAATCTTGGTGAGATTTCAGATGTTCAATACTTTCAAAAGAAATTATACAAAGCATTGAATGTACCGATTTCAAGAATGGAATCAGAAGCAGGTTTTAATCTTGGCAAAGCAGCTGAGATTACAAGGGATGAATTAAAATTTACTAAATTCGTTCAAAGATTAAGAAAAAGATTTACACTGGTCTTTAGTGATATACTTAAAACGCAATTAGTTTTAAAAGGTGTTATCACAATTGAAGACTGGCAAATAATTAGACCACATATTCAATATGATTATTTAAAAGATGGATACTTTGCTGAACTAAAAGAAGCAGAAATTTTAAGAGAAAGATTAAGTCTTGCTCAAGAAGTTAATCCATATGTAGGAAAATACTATTCAGTTGCATATATAAGAAAAAATGTATTAAGACAAAGTGATGAAGATATAATTGACATTGACAATCAGATTGCTGATGAAATAAAACAAGGTATTATTGCTGCTCCTGAAGGACAAGATATGGAAGATAATGATAATACTGATATAAATATAGGAGAAGAAAAATAATTATGCCAAATGATAATATAAAAAGTATGGTTAATTCACTTGCAAGTGGAGACAATGTAAAAGCTCAAGACGCATTTAAAAATGCATTGTCTGATAAAATTGGACAAGCACTTGATGATAAAAGACAATCAGTTGCTACTGATTGGTTAGGTAGTGCTAAAGAACTAGAAGCAACTAAAGCAGCTTCTGGTTTAGATAAAGTACAAGGTGCTGTAACAACTCCAATGGGAATAGGAAGTGCTGATAATTTAGCGGCACAAACACCAGGACAAGAACAAGAGCCTGTACAAGAGCCTGTTGAGATAGACCAAGGTGGAGAAGATGTTGAACCAGCTGTCGTTCCAGAAGTTTAAGGAAAAACTATCTGAACAAAAAGACGATAGTCCTAGAGAAACTGCGGAGTTTAAAAAATTATCTCCTGCAGAAAGACGAGCGGTGAAAGATATATTTACTATGTTAGATAATACCAAGGGTGAAATTATAACTAAAATTGATAGTATTATTAAACAGGTAGCAAAAAAAAGAAATGTTAAAGTGTCTGCTATAGAAGATTATTTTGACAACGAAATATTAAATTAAGGAAATAAAAAATGGCAATTGCAACAAGAACACTTAAAGATACAAAAATCGCAACAGGTAGTGGAACTGCTGGTGGTAAAGTTACTATTTTAATAAATTGGGATGATTCAACTGCTTCAAATACAAATGTTTTAGACGCAAGTGGTTTAGCAGGACACGCTAACGGAGCTATGTTAGATATCACTAGACTTTGGTGGGGAATAACTAGTGGTGTAGCAGATGATGATTTGAACTGGGCGTTTTTAGAATTTGTTGGAGCTTCATCTGATACTTTAGCAATCAATCTTTCTGGTACTGGACACTATGATGGTACTGCTGGTAAAATAGAAAACAACGCTACGAATACAACAGCAACATCTGGCGATATGGAAATAAGTTGTCGTGGTTCTTCTGGTTTCATAATAATGGAATTAAGAAAAGACGAATCCTGGACAGCGTAATTTTTTATGACGATAACTAATACTACGGTTGTTGATACGACAGATAAAGCTATAATTAAATCTGCTGGTATAAGTAGCGAAACCGACCAAAAGATGATTAAAGGTGGTGCTGAAAAACTTGTAAGTGGTAATAATGAATCACTAGTAAGTTTAATTGAGTGCTACTATTTGATAAAAGGAACAGGCACATTAAAGATTAGTGCTGATAGTGAAACAAGTGATTTATCTTTAACTGGTAGAGGTAAGTATGGATTACGACCTGACCAATTAAAGTTTGGTAATGATAAACAAATATTATTAACAACTGATTCAAATGTAGAGAGTTATTTGTTGGTGACAGAATTTAGGAGAAACAATTAATGGCTGATGTGGTAACAAGTCAAACTTTAGTAGATACATCTGGTACAAAAACCGTGATGAAATTTACAAATATGTGTGATGGATCAGGTGAAACGCTTGTAACAAAAATGGATGCTAGTGCATTAACATTTATGACCGAAGACGCTGAGAGAAGTATTGCTAAAATTTGGTGGGCGGTTAATACAACAAATGGTAAATCAGGCGTTGAATTGTTATGGGCAGGTAGTGGAACAAGTGCTGCTAATACAACAATTTCTTTTTTATCTGGCAGAGGATATCACGATTACTATACTGCTGGAAATATGATACCTAATAATGCTACATTAACAGCAGATACAAGTCCTGCTGGAGATATATTACTTTCAACAAAAGGCTTTGTAGCTGGGGATAATTATACTCTCATTATTGAAGTAAGATAATGCCCAACTATAATAAACAAATAATTGAAAGAATTGTTGGGACTAAAAGTAAAGGTGAGTTGGGAGAAAAATTTAAATTGGCTTT